TACCACTTGGGAATATCACCCGCCTAGACTTACCTGTGGATCGTGTCTTGGATGCCGCGAAAGAGGATATCAGTGAAAGGGTTGTGGTCTTGGGATGGGACAAGGACGGAGAACTATATTTTGCATCCAGCTTTGCAGATGGTGGCGATGTTATGTGGCTACTTGAAAAAGCTAAACTTGCACTGTTGAACGTTTAAACAAAGTAAAGAAAAGCTAACCCACAACAAAGGAGAATAGACGATGAAAATTTATTTTGCAATTCGAGAAGTATTCTATGGCACAGTTACTTTGATAGCACTTTTATATTTTTTGGTCGGGCTACACTACGGGCTTTTCTACGCCGTAACGTGGCCCTATTGGGCGTTTAAAGGGCTAGCAAGCTAACCCACAACAAAGGAGACTGAGACATGAACTATCGATGGAGAAAGGTTGGAATTCTATGATATTGTCGGTCATTATTTTTTCCTTTGAGTCATTCTGTCACCAAACCACCAAGTCACTGACGATGTGGCCATGTAAATTACGGAACTGACAATCTCTGCCTTTGAACCTAGATCCGCTATTGTGAAATAAATGATTCCGAGCAGAATGATAAGAATGCCTGTAACAGAAGGGCGAACCATCCGAAGCGTATCAATAACCCACTGTGAGGCTTTGCCCGTGTTGCTATCATGTGCATACGACGCATTACGAAGCTGAACGGCGGCTTGATCCAAAGCAATCTCACGTTCATTCTCAAATTCTTTATCTCTGATCTCCGAGTTAAGCCGTGTCAGCTCTAAAACGCGTTTATGTTCCGCGTCTTTCTCTTTGGCTTCTGCGTACCATGTGAACGCCTTTGTCACGAATCCGAACAAAAGACCGATGCCACCAGTGCCAGCACCAAACAGAGCAGACGTAATTAAATCCATCATCACCAGGTTCTCGCTCTACCCATGTCAATATGCACGAATGTATTGTATTTCAATCCAAACCCCCGAAACCCCACGGCCCGTCCAATACGTTCGATTTCTTCTTTCGTCCCGATAGATAGCGGGATATCGAAAGCCGTGCCGAGGCGATGCTGAGAGAGAGGCGCACCGCCAATACGCGCATTATGATATGCAGAACGATAAGCGCTATTCGGGGAAAACGGCACACCGATAATACGACGGAATTCATCCAACGCCTGTAGAGCCGGAACGTTGATGAGTATTTCGCCCGTTCCCTTACACGCAATCTCACGCGTCGAAAAGAACTCCGAGGGCCAAGCCGAGATTGGAACATCAGTGTAATGCTCATAAATCAACCTATCATATCCGGGGTGACGGTTTGCCGACCGACTTCGCCAAACTCTGAATGAATATCAATGCGCTTCATGTCGCGCTGCGTTCTGTATCCTGCCCCGTATGCGTATGCATCTCCAGGCGCAAGAATACGCAATGATTCAACTTTGGCTCCATTAAAGTCCTTGACTGAATCGTGGTGAACGTGGCCGATATAAATATATCGATGTTTTGTTTCTCCCCATGATACAGGCTGGTCTGTCGCCATCAACAAGGGTAGGTCCGCCATCTTTACTTTGTCGCCGTGGTGCGCGCCTATTAATGTCTGCCCGAATTGATGGTAATGAAATAACTTTGGTGAACGGTCCACTTCGACACGCGGGTTTTCTTCATAAAGGCAATGCATAGCTTCCCGTAGAAAGACCATAGAGGACGCATCATGGTTTCCGGCCACAACTATGACCCGAACCTTGTCGTGCTTCTCACAGGCCCTTGAAACGGCGTGACGGGTTGCTCTCATTGCAGCCCTGACTATTCGAGGGTAACGCGTGTCTGCATCAAGGATATTTTTAGATTTTTCAGTGACCGGAACGTATGAATCATAGTGCAGGAAATCACCCAATAAGATGATTAACGCCTCGCCTGATTTTGGTGCTGCATCGACGAGATAGTCCATAGCGCCATGCAATAAATGCTCGGCTTTCCCAGTGTCATAATTGTCAGTCGTTTCTTCATCCCATGCGAGCATGCCAATATGATGATCTCCGACCGGATAAATTGACAGCATGTCGGTATCTGCCTGTTTAGGCCGTTGTATTGCAGGCAATGGCTTTATATCGTCGCATAGGGCTTCAATTGCCTCATGCATTGCAATTTCAAGTTCTTCTTTGTCGCGCTCAGTCTTTTCCCAGACAAGTTTTGCCTCGCCCGTCTGTGCATCTCTTAATGTGCTTGTCGCTTTGACAAGAAAGCCCGCCGGAACAGGGTGTTGCCACCCGTGATCCGGGGAGTATCCATGGCTTGCAGCTTTCTTTTTAACCGCGAGTATCGCTGTTGTGATGTTGGACTTAGCAACCCCGAGAGATTCAGCAGCCTTGAGATGAGTTCCATGTTCTGCTAGCGCCTCATGCTTAAGCCATTGTAAATCAGTCGAGTATTCACGCAAGTTCGGGTCTAGTTTGAACGGCATTTTGTTTCTCCTATGTCTGTTTTTGATTGGTCGGATAGACTGGATATCCTTTAAGTAATTTCTTCATATGTTCGACAGGAATCATTGACGTATTTTGAACGCAAGACGATTCATCAAGCCAAACGACAAGCATTTGCGGGAACCCTTCGACATGGTAAACCGCTATATGCGCTGCGCTTAAATGTGAAACCGGAGGCGTTGCATTATAGGCAGATATAAAAACCTCAGTCTCATTTGCGTCGAGCGGGCGTTCTTGTGCCGTTGGGTTTTTTGCGAATAAATCGGCCCGCCAATTAATAAACTCCGCTTTAACATCGTTACACATAGACACTTTTGGCGCTGGTGCAGTTGCACACCCGGCGAGAACTAACAGGATCAACAGAGCGTTTACACGCCTCATCAGATATCTCCCGACTTTTTTGCTGCGTCCATCAGACGCTCGATGTCTTTCTCAGTCTCAGCTTGAAATCGGGCAGTCGAACTGTGATGCTCCGCTAATTTATCTGGCTTTAGCATTGAACCGAAAACTGAAATCTTGCTCTGCATAACGGGTAGCACCTCGTTGATGGCATCGATCTTCTCAAAGGCTGCGTCACTTGCCTTCCTATTCTCCATGCCCTGCTGTGAGTTCTGCTTAGATACACTCTCCAGCCTGACCAGCCAGACGACCAGAGCCAGTACCGCCATGATGAACGGCTAAACTGCCTTGAGGTCAGCTACTATATCCATCAGCCAAGTTTAGTTTTCATTAAGGCAGAGAATCCCATCCAAACCATAGCAAGTACCGATGTCGCCACGATACCAACCGCAGTCAGCATCGCCTTAGACTTCACAGACGCACATGCCTTGCGTTGATCGCGAACGTGTTCCATATCCTTGCGATATTCAGCTCTAGCCTCTGGCGTTGACGCATAGATGCCGAAACCCTCCAGCACTTCTTTAGCTGCGGCGATCCCCGCAGATTGCGCAATAGCCATAGACTGGTGGTGGGTAACATATTCATTTGCGCTCTCATCGAATGCGCGTCGGTCTTCGCCGTCGAAATCAGCCATTAGAGCGTTGCTCTCTTTGTAGCGATTGCAGCGCGATTTGCTTCAAGCCATAGCTTGCCGTTTGTCGCTGCCGGGTACACTGGGTCATTTGTTAGGGCCGTAAGCATCACTGCTTCGGCCATACGACGAGGTGTTTCTAATTTCTCTAAGATTGAAATCTCTTCAAGGGTTGCGTCACGTACCAGCGTTGCAGCAGCAGCATCTTCACGGGCTTGGCTATGCTCAACGGTCAGGGTGTCTTCGTTGACAACCCAGAACCGCTTGTCTGTATCTGGCTCAACAGAATAGAAAGCGTTACCGTCACCCTCCATTATCATATTATAAACAACTGCTGCGGCCTCTGCCTCAGTCTCGCGGCTGTTCTCGCCTGTAATTGCTTTGGTGGATGCGTCCCAATGTGCTACGCAAATATATGTCATGCTTCTGCCATCCCATACCTAAGAATTGTACATCCATCACCAAGATTGCCTGTCTTTTGCATGATGCGAATTGCTGTAACAGCGTTGGTGTCACTTAGAACCTGTCCAGCAATTACGTAGTGATACATATGACCACTGTAGTTCGTAAGGCTATGCCCTAAAAATCCAACAGGAACACTTGTGTTCAACAAGTTCGTAAGAGTAAACACAGCGTTTGTAGCTTCTCCTGTTGTGCGAGAATTACCGATACGAATAAAGTCCCCACTGTCATCGCCAACGTTAAGGTCCAGCGATACGGGTGCAACAGCGTTATAACCTCTAAATGCTAGACCATCATACCCGTTTGTTGTTATCCATGTTGGCGTAGCTCCGTAACCTACTTGGAAACCTTGGGCGTAACTTTCTGTGCCAGTTGACTTGGTAAGATTAGATATCACAAAGTGCATAGTATCATAAGTTGTGCCTATATCCGTCCACTCTATAGTAGTAGGGGTGGACGCTGATACTGTCTTATCTAAGAAGACTAGACCGGGGGCAGCAGGAGTTGCAAAAGTAGGTGCTACACCAGCACCGCCTGATGTAAGGATTTGACCTGCTGTGCCTGTTGCAACAACAGCAGGATCGCCCGCCGCGTCCCATGTGATGATCTCGCCGTCTGTGCCGTTGGCAAGGGAGGCGATGGGTAGTTTTGACCAATCAGCGTCCGTCGCATCAGATATTAAAACAGTATTAGCTGCACCAATTGCCACACGCTCCGCCGCCCCAGACCCGCCACCGCGTATCATATCCCCTTGAGTCGTCATAGGGTTGGTAAATCCAGATTCCGCTGAAACCCTAGATGCCTGAAATGCTGTGCCGTCGTAAACAAACATATAAAACTTGCCCGCAACTAATTCGCCAGCCGTTACTGCAGATCCATTAATTTCGACGGCCTTAGTCCCAAGCGAGTCAATATTAAGTGTTGCTGCGCCGGTATTTGTACCGCCTAATTTCGCAACAAATAATTGGTTCGAAGCATAGGCCGTGATTGTCATGCCGGATGTCAAAGTTATAGTATCTGTGCCTGACGTGGTTTTAGCCCCGCCGAAAAAGTCACGCCATGCCGCAACGTCTGCCATCTCTTGACGTGCTGAGTTATTAACCTGGCTCGGTGCCATGCCTTCGGCCCAGTCGATATTACCGACGGATGCGTTTGATGCAGGGGTTGTGGACCAGTTATAAAAGGTTGCCATATTAGTAGCCTCCGCCTAACAAGCCTTGCGGCTTTCTAATGGTTGTCCGTGTCTGCTCGCCTGCAGTTGGTGTTGTGGCAAGCGTTGACCTGCTGATTGCGTCTCTTATGGCTGTCGCTGCAGCTTCTGGGATCGCATCGCGTCGAACCAACTCAGCCAATGCCCGCTCTGGGTTTGGCCTTGTCAATATGTCTGCAATCAATGTGAACTGCTCGTCGCTTAGCTTCTGGATCGCCTCTGGTGTTCGCCCAGTGCCTTCTCTCCATAAAGACCTTAATGAGTTGAGGCCCTCGCCCATAAGACCTTTGTTCCATGCGCCCTCTGTTAGTCCTGATGTGACCCTGTCGTTTAAGAACTGACGCGGGGCTGTCTTTGATTGTGTCGCAAGCCCGCCACGCAATCCGAGGGTTCCCATTGTCTCATCGATAACACGGTACAGGTTGTCTGCAGCTTCGTCACCGATGATAGCCCGCATCTTTTCTTCGTTCTCGCGTGAACTTAATTCTCGAACGCCCTTCATTGCTTCAGCAACTTCTTGGGGTGTGCCTGCGCGGGACACCCCTCTCTTTGTCGCTGCCATTACGCCTTCGATCTTGTCCCGCATTGCGCTTGCCACCATCTGGCGTTCAACGTCAGGCATGCCTTCAAGTGCATAAGAGAGGTTCTCTAACCTGACTTTCCCAGTGAGCGCGTCGAACCCTAGCGAGACTGCATCTTCCAACGCAATCTTGTCAGCGCCGCGCTGGACTGCTACACCATAAGAAGGTACAAGCCGCGACAGGGAATCTCTCAAGTCGCGGGCAAGTCTGTTCGCAGATGACGCAGCAGATGTTGCCTTGCCGTCCTGTGTCTCTTTCCCGATCCGCTGCAACGCCCGCTTCAAGTAGTCGAGTTGCTGCACGTTGTCCATCTCTGAGAACGACACCTCACCCGTCAAGTCGTCGATGGTGATTTTCACTTGGAGGTTTTTAAGGCCATCCATTCGCATCTCGTCGTTGGCTTCTTTCATTGCTCGTTCGCGCAAGCTGTCAGGTACTCTGTCTATGACCGCAAGCAGGTCGTCGCCTTCTTTAGATGCGTAGTTAATTGGTGAGTGGTAAGCCTCGCCGTATGCTTCTGAACGCGCTGCCGCTGTCTCCCTAGCGACGAGCCTCTTGCGTGTGTCAGGCCCAACAGGTGCGCCGAGCGTGTCATCTAGCGCCTTGGTGAAGTCGTCAGAAGCGCCCGCGTATCTAGGCTCCAAACGGCTGCGAGCGAGTTTCCTAGCTGGAGGGGATGACTGCATCGTTGCGTCTAGTAAACTTATTGCCTCTGGGCTTGCGTCAACCATCATGCGACGGGGGCCAGCTTTATTTATAGCTGCGATGCCTTCAGGTGTGCCTGCGCCGGCAATCTCCTCTGCAGCGTCTAAGGCAAGTCTATGCTCGCCTGCTCTGCGTTTGGATAAGAAGTTCTTGCCTGTGTTCCAAAGACCTTGGCCTATCTCGCCACCGCCTTGTCCAAGTGGCCCGAGGATAGCGCCCGCAACACCTGATGTGGCCACATCCTCTGCGATGCCAAATGCGTCTTTCTTCTCGCTGCCGCCACCGCCTGCAACTGCGGCTGTTGTGCCGCCAACGCCAGTTGCGCGAGCCATTCTGTTTACAGCAGTCGGCCCCTTCGCAATCATATTACCTACGATCCGGGCCGGGGCTGATGCAATCATAGGGGCAACGCCAGCGATTTGGCCTGCGGTTTTTGTCTTTGGGTACGCTTCTTCGTCAGCTTTATCTCTTGCCCGCATAGCGTCCTGTGTCGTCCTGTACCGCTCGCTGAAGTCACCCGGAAGATTCTGGGGGTTGATCGCTGCAGCAAGACCTGACGCTGCCTCGTCTTGGTAGCCTAGCGCCATCGTGTCAACAGCGCCCGTCCAGAATGCGCGTAGCTGGGATGGGTCTTGAGCAACTTCGCCTGCACCGGATTCGCCAGTTGGGGCCAGCTCTATATTCTTGCGGATAACCTCGTCGACGGACATGCCTGTCTCTTTGGCGATGTCCTGTATAATCTTTGATGCCTCTTGCGCTGATATGCCCGCCTTGTCAGCAATGAGGTCGACACCCTGCTTGGGCGCTGAGTAGGTCGGAGCCTCACTTCCTAGAAGTCGGTCCACAACGCGTTTTGATACTTCGCTCATATTCCAAACACCAGTTTAATGTAGGCAGATAGTCGCTTGTCGATCTCTGCGTCTTTTGCGTTAGGGTACTGTGCGCGGAGGTCTTGCTCTTTCGTCGCAGCCTCTGCGTCGATGACATCGCGCATTTCCTCGAAGTACATTGAATCAGGTGTGCGGCCCTTGGTGATGTTGTCGCCGCGCATGAAGTACCTTGCCCGCGCTCGTATGAGTTTCGCAGCCATTATCGCATCGTCCAGCTTGGCTTGGAACTGGATGGGTGAATCTTCGTCGTTTGGAATGAATGACATAAGGCGGTCTTTTTCTTCCGCAGACACAGCCGCACCAGCAAGCGCGTTTATCGTCGTTGACAAGTTGTTCTGAACGCTCGAACGCCAGCTAGTGTAGCCTTTTAACTTTTCAGCTTCAGCACCAGTGACGCCAACGAGGTTGTCTTTCCAAGCAAGCCATGACTGCTCTGCCCTTGCCCCGAACCCTGTGTACTCTGGCTTGAACTTCGCCTTCGCCCTGTTGAGGTTTGCGATGATAGCAGACGCACTTGATGCCTGCTTTTGCAACTCTGTGGTCATCGAATTAGTTGTGCCGCCGCCATCAGGTGACATAGACCCTTCAGTCAATGTGACCTCCCCATTAGGTCCGACTGTAAGTTTCATGCCTTTTGATTCAGTCTCCTTAATTAACATAGCTTCGTAAGCCTTACGCCGAGGGTCGCCGTCAGGAAATGAATTTATCCCCTCCAACAGCGCATTTACTTTTGCTAATGGATCTGTCCCTTTTTTTGGCGATGGACCATGCTTTGATGGATCAAAATTATCTGGGCGAATCATAACGTTATTGCCGGAAGCAATATCTAAGACTTCAATCGGGTTTCCTTGTTTCGCGGCCTTTGGTGCACTTTGGTAATTAATTATCTCCCCTGTGAGAGAGTTTTTCTGACCATAGCCGCCTTTATTGTATGGGCTTTGAACTGTGCTAAACGTCGCCGTCGGCTTTGCGAACTTCTGTTCCATCATCATTTTCATACCCAATTCTGGGTTTGACTTTAGAAACGCCAACTTGAGAGGGTCGCCACCAGCTAATTGCTCGAACATAGCTTCTTGCTCAACTCTCTTTTTGTTCTGTGCCATGCCGCCAGCCATGCCCGCAAGTCCACTCATAGCCTGCCCGAAGCTGCCGCCGTTCTGCGGTGCTTGCAACATGCCTTGGCCTGCGCCCATTAAAGCGCTTGAGATTGTCTGCATACGGCCAGGCTCATCAAAGTAGTCTAAGAGACCGCCGCCCTGTTGTGGCGCAGGTTGTCCCGGATTAGCGTAAGATCCAGCTTTGTATTTGGCTGGATTGCTTGAAGAGAATATATCATCGATAATGCCCATGTCTAAATACTCCTATGAAGCCAATGACGCTAATGCGCCAGCACCAAGCAAACCGCTGCCAATAGTTGAGCCGAGGCGACTCCCACCACCACCGCTTGAAGTCTGAGTGCCAATAGACGTGCCTCCCATGTTGCCTTGAACCGCGTTGTTAAACATCGCAAGGCGTTGGAAAGGTTCCGTCTGCTCAAAGTTGAATCGTTCGATTGCATCATTAATACCTTGTTGATTAAGAGCCTCACGAGCTTGGCCAACCTCACCAAGGGCCGCGAAGTCATTGTAATCTGTTGCCGCGAGTTGTGGTGCCATCTGCATAGCGTTCATTTGGTTGTTGCGTTCGTCTGAATAGTTCTGATATCCAAGCGCGCCTATTGAATCACCCAATCCCTGACCTAACGCGCGAGATGCAAGACCTGAGTTTGTTCGTCCTGATTGCGCGAACTGGCCTTGGACTTGTGGCATTACTTGCTCTGTAACACGGTCGGCCATTTGACTAAAATAGGGGTTGCCCGCGTCAAGAAATTGCCCGCTATTGGTTGCGACGTTCTGAGCTTGCGCCATTTGGTTAACTGGTGAGCCTTGATAACCCCGTGCAGCTTGGCCTTGGAGTGCGGCCTCAGTCTCGCCTGCGAATGGCGCGTAAGTTTGACCGGGGAAATACTGCATACGCTGTGCCGCGTTCGAGAAGTCACCCGCTTGCAAAGCCGTGTCTTGCTGGCCTTGAGGCAAGTTATCAGTTGGCACACCAGTCAGGCCAGCTTGCAGACCGAATATGGTCTGTAACGAGCCTTTCTGTTCATCCCATGGCTCAGTCTTCTGCGTCTGAGTGTCTGGTATCTCTTGTTGTTTGCCGCCGCCGCCAGCCATGGCTATAACTCCTTGCGAATAGTGGTCCACCGCTCGGACCAATCTTTTAAAACTTTAATCCAGCCCCGTCTTCCGTGTGCTTCAATGTGAGAGCATCCGTTCTCTTTGGCCCATACCCCAATATACTCACTAAACCTTATCCAGTCTTTATATCCGGTTCCTGCCAAGTGCGTTACAGCGCAAACCTTTATGTGGGGATAAAAAACTATTTGCGTCGTGCAAGCTGCCCTTACTTTCTCTTTATCAAAGGCTAACCACAATTGCATCTCTCCCCAGATTAACCTGTTATATAAATCAACGGGCAAATAATCCCCGCCCCTGTCCGTCGCTCGTTTTAGTATTGGCTCCGCTTCCGACCAGTAAAGGTCTATTTCGTCAGACGGGATTCCTGTAATCTTAACCAAAAGCAGTCAACAGGCCAACGCCCGCCAAAGCTGCCCAA